GTCATAAACGCCTGTGCGTCCAAACTTTTGACCCACCCTCCATCTGTGTACCCGCCCTACTTTGCGTCGCCGCGTCGAGAGTTGCACGACCGATGTGCGGGAAGAAGTGGTGAGTCAATGTCACCAGGTATCACATGGTCGGCTGTCCACGGGTCGCCGACTCGTGCGCCTTCGAGACAGATCCAACAATACTGAGCGGAGTCGCGCACTGCCTTCGCTCGTGCTTGGTAGTCACCTGAGTAGTGAGGTCGCTTGGGCTTGGGATGAAGTCGGTTGTATGTGGTCTGGCAGTCTGGGCATCGGCGTGGGTTGGTGGTGAGATTGCGACAGTTCAGACATGGTCTAGAGATGGTCATGGTGTGGTCTGCTTGTTGGCGCTAACTACGTTAGCGCGCCAACACAAGCAAGCGACTCGGCGATGTTTTGCTTGTGTGTTGCGTGTAGGTGTAGTCCTATGGTGGGTATGGGTTTGCTGGATAATCGCACGCAACGTGTGTCTGCTTGTAGGTGTCCACAAGCAACAAGCAAGCATGTGTTTAGAACTCCTCTTGCGTGTAGTCGATTAGACCTGTTTGTTCTTTGAGTTGTGCTTGGGCAAGCCATGCGACTGATTGGTGTACTCGGCCTTCGCCGACGCCTGCGTGTGGTTCAAATTGTTTCCAGAATACCTTTTGTCCGACATGGACGTTGATCTTCTCTCGGTTGATTATCTCTATGGCTTTGTCGAGGCGTGGTCCGCCTTTGATGTTTTGGATAAACATCTCTTCGGCTTTGCGTACTTGTAGGTCTACTGGGTTGATCCATGTGTGACGTTTCTTGGTTGGGACGAGTCGGACATCGTCGCCTACACGGGTCATCTGCCAGACGAGGTCTACGTCATCGTTCTTTGCTGATGTGCCTCGTGCGCCTTTTTTGAGGTCTTTGCCTGCGTGGTCAATGCGGAGTAGAGCGCGGCCTTCTTGTTTGAGGTTGAGTGCTGTCCAGCGGTAGAAGTTGCGGACTGTGTCTGCGTCGTTCTCTGCTCCTTCTACTGCTCGGCTGAATGTGTCGATGATGACGAGTTCGGCTTGGCAGGCTCGTGCTAGGTCGCATACTTCTTTGGCGCCTGCTGGTGTGTCGAGTGATGCGATTGGTGGGAGTGACGCGTAGTGAAGTCGTGACAAGTCAGTGTCTTTGCCGTAGCCCATTGCGGTGAGTCGTTCGTAGAGTTGTGCTTGTTGCATCTCGTAGTCCATGTAGAGGATGCTGACTGGTTCGTGTTCTATGCCGAATACGTTGCGTCCGGTTGCGAGTCCTGCTGCGATGTAGAGAGCGAGGAGTGATTTGCCTGTTCCGCCTGGTGCGAAGATGACGACGAGCTGGTTGCGTGGGATTAGTGGTTTGATGAGCCAGTCTTCTTCTGGGAATGTTTGATCCCAGAACTTTGTCCAGTTGATGAGGATGTTGTCGGTCTTGCTTGGTTGCTCGACTGGTACGAGTGCTTTGCCTTCTTGTAATAGTTTCTTGGCGAAGGCTGAGCGGTCGTTGCCGTGGTGCATGGCTGCGGTGTAGCCGAAGCGTGTGTATGCACCAGCGGGCAGGTTCGTGATGCTGGTCGTGAAGACTCGGATGATGTCTTTGCCTTGCCATCCTGTAGTTGCGCTGGTGCCTTCGCGGATATCTTTGCCTGGTCGAATCCAGTGTGCTTCACCTGACTGATCAATGTGTGCGAGTGTCCATCCGTCTTGGCGTAATAGGTCAGGCCAAGTTGTCGCAGCGCAATATCTTGACGCTGGTCCTTCTTCGGTGAGTATGTTTGCGGTTGACTCGTATGTCATCGGTATGTCATCGGCGGGCTTCTCGGTGAGGATCAGCACCATCCACAGTGGCATGTCGGCTGGTTTGTGTTCGGCGATTGATCTGCCTTCAACCCATTCATAGGTCTTGCCATTCGGATGAACTGTTGGTGGTGCGAGGACTTGTCCGCCGATGCCACGGATGTCGATGCCTTGTCCGAGTCTGCCTGATGCTTCGTTGCGGATCGGTTGGTCGGTGAGGAAGTAGATGTGTCGTCCGCCGGAGCCTGTGATGACTTCGACTGTCTCTGGGAGTTTGCCGTTGAGTTCTTCTAGGTCGGCGAGTGTGTCTGATCCGCTGAACTGTTCACGGTCATCTATGTCGATGACGATCAGGTAGCGGTCACGGAAGTCGCCTGTTGCGATGCCTAGTCCGCAGTCTTTGAACTGTCCTTCAAACCATGTGCGGATTGTGGTCGGGTCGGATGTGGCTGCGTTCTGCCAGCCTTGCATCGGCGGTCGCTTCTCGCCTTGTTTGATTGGTACGACTCGAATGCCTTTGTTGGCGTATGCAAGTGCAGTTTGTAACACGCTCATGATTCTCCTTGGGTTTAGTAAGTCTATTCGGTTCGAGTTGGGTATGGCAGAACTTTATATTTCAACGCTGATCTCATTGTTTGTTTTTCTTTTCGGTTGCCGATGAATGTGATGTATCTATGTTTTCGAGATCTATCCACGAAGTACACATTGTCTTCACCATATTTTTCTTTGATTTCTTTGTAACTCAATCCATGTCCATATGTTGCATGATGTTGGTGTTCTAGTCCGCGTACCTTGACATCACGGAACTTTGCTGAAAGTCCTGTGTAGATAAAGTTTGTTGCCTGATAAACAATCCCTAGATGATTCTGCGCTGTGTCTGCGAATGACACAATGATTCTTGGTTTTGGCAATAGTCGAAGCGAAGCGGCAACCAGTCGGCTTGCCTCGTTTGGTAAATTGTATTTAAGCACCAGTCGATTGAGTTCTAGGACATACTTTTGCCAGTCATCTCCGCAGATGCCTTTGCATAGGGTTGAACTTGCTGGTGTCCCGTAAGTAATCACTCCGACAATTTCTTGATCTTTGAATAGTCCGTAGGCGTAACTGATTGATGGGATTCGATGTGCGTAGTGGATGTCGCGGAGATAGCCGTAAGTTTCTTTTGAGTCAATTAGTTGGACCGCGTAATCGGCGGTCGTCGGATCAAAGATACTGAATTGGCGGGACATGTCACAGTTGTTTGAGTATTTTGGCGAGTATGTCGGCTGGTATTTTGCGTCCGCGTAGCTCGTATAGGAACTCGACGAACGCGACTTCGTCTATCTGTTCAGTTTTGAATTGGTGGGTGAACATGAATCGACTGGCGTGTTCGTTGAGCGGCCAGACCACGAAGAATGGCACAGAGTCTTCGGCGACTTCGCCCCACCATCCGTCCTGATTCGAGTGACCGTACTGCACGATGAACGCTGGGATCTTCGCCAAGTTGCCGAGGTTGCAGAGTGTCTTCGCGCCGACATTGGTTAGATCAAGTGTGGCGTGTTCGTGCTTGTAGTCGATGATTCCTTTTGGTACACATTTGTCGTATTCAACCATCAGGAAGTCAAGGTCCATTGCTGGCACGTTGTAACCCCAGGTGCGATGTCTGCCTGACAGCCATGCGTCTCGTTTGAAGTGTTGTTCATTGCTTGTCATGTTTACCCTTTTGTTTCACGCTTGGGTGATTGCGTCGGGTTCTTAATTCAGGGTATTGCATGCCGTTGCGTAACAGTTCGTGGAATGTCAACGCTTCGAAGGATCGATCTAGTCCGCCTTGGATGAGCGCGTCTGCGAGCATGTCGCAGCATTGTCGTTCCTTCTGCAATTCGTTTTGCATTTGGATGAGAAGTTGTTTTTCTTTGTTATTCATGTGCAGGTCTCCTATTTCCTAATCGTCTTCGAGTAGCTGTCTTGCTATCCGTAGTTTCTCGGCAGCGGATGCTGATTCGAGAAGACCGATAGTAGTTGATGTGACCTGCTCGGGCGGGCATATGGTGAAGAATTTTTGTTCGGTTGTCACATAGTTTTGGATGGTCGCGACCAGCACATAGGCGGTGCATACGTTGTCGGCGTCAACTTCGGATTCAATAAAGTATTTGATGCGGTCATCAATCGGATCGCCGTCTTTACTCATCGTCGTCTTCCTTCTCACCGCAGTACGGCTTGACCGGCAGGACCCGTTTGCGGACACAGGAGCAGAGTGTGGCTTTCATTTGTTTGCCACGGTCTGCGGGAATGGGAGTTCTTCGTAGGCTTGATTCAAGAGTGCCAGGTAGCCGAGAGCGTCGAGCAGGCTGTCGTGGTGCAGACGATTCTTTTCAAGGTTGGTGCGGAGTCTTGCCATCTTGACCGACACCATGAACAGCAGCGCGTCGGACATGGATAGTCGGATGCCTGTCAGCCCAGCGAAGATGTCAATGACTTTGGCGTAGTCCTCGGTGACGTTGCCGTAACTGGCGTTGCGTGGACCTGTGATCGTCGCGTGTGCTTCGAGCAGAATGTTCTCGCCAGTCATTTGTTCTCTTTGATGATCTCGTATTTGGATTGGCTGAATGCAAGCACACGGCCGTTTGGTTCAATCCCGATCCAACCCGAACTGTCAGGATCGCACAAGCATCCGACAATGCGGGTTGTGTCAAGTCGGACTTCGCCGTCGCACAGTTGGCAGACGATGTATGTGTCGAGTCCGATGGTGATCACAGTTCAACGCCTTGCTGGATGTGGACGCGGAGTCGGGAGACAAGTGCGTGTGCTTCGCGCAGATGAACTTTGCAGACTTCTAATTCTTGGTGAAGGCTGACGCAGTTGGTGCGGTCGTCGTCGCGTTGCTGGGTTACGAGTTCTAGTGCG